CCAGCCACGCCCAATGTTCTAGCTGCTAATTGGTTTTGTTGTGCTTGTCTTTGTTTATCAAACTCTGCAAGAGTCGTATCTATAACTTGTTGTTGAAAAGGTGATGTGTATTCTGCTATAGTTCCTGTACCTGTTCCTGCCCCTGCCCCTGTTAAAGCAGTTGCTGCGTCTGCAGCTGTTCCTGCTTTTGCTAAAAACGGTTGAAAAGAACCAAGACCTGTTGCTGGATCTACTGCCTGTGTTCTAGCTGCAGTTTGCAAGGCATCTTGTGCTGCTACTTGCGGTGCAAGTTCTGCCATGCCCGCTTTTGTAATCTGAAACTGTTGTGCTTGTGCTTGTCTGTTTGCAAACTGTTCTGCTGTTTCACCCGGTTGTTGTTGAACAGCTGTTGTAATACTTGGTATACCAGATTGTCTAGATAAATCTGTTAAAAATGTTTTTTGTGCTGCCTCTATAAACTCTGGTGGTAAAGTTCTTGTTTCTGTAACACCTCCTGTTTGATAGCCTGCTCTGCCACCTGATGCAAATAAACTAACATTTAATTCTTCTGCTAACATTTTTAGTTGTCTTTTCTCTGAATCTGTTTGTGCTTCTTTAAATAATCTTGGAATTATAGTGTTATAATAAAATTGTTTAGTCTCTTCATCTACTTTATCATCTATATCATTCATTAAGGCGTTTAAAATATTTCGATCCTCTGATATTCCTGGTATTAAAGGTATATCTAATTTTTCTATTCTAGTTGTTTTTACTTCACCCTCTTTAGGCATGTCACCCACTCCTCTAAGTAAAGATCCTACTCCAGATTTAGATTTCATTTCACCTATATTATTCTTACCAAGAGTACCCATAATCTCACCATCTTTGCCAATAACAACAATTTGTAAACCACGAGTATCAAAAAAAGGCACATCTCGTTCCTCTTGTTGTGGTCGATCTTCTCTTTTTCCTAATAGTTTACCAGCAGCTCTTCCAATACCGCCTAATATACCCGTTAAACCTTTTTGATTTTCTTCTGCCATTATACTACTCTTTTCTCCAATTTTTTCATGGTATCATACATTCTTTGTGCTCCTTTTTCAATGCTGCCGTTGCCTGCTCCTCGAACCGCGTCTGCTGTAAATACAAACTCATTCTTAGATAACATGGCAGGTACATCATCTGCTTTTTCTTTTATACCCACTGGTACAAATCCACCTTTGTCTCTGTAGTCTCGTTCCATGACTCCAGCTTTATTTGTTCTCATAATACCTGTCGGCATGCCACCTTTTGCTACGTTAACTCTAGCAATAAAAGCATCTTTTTGTTCATCAGTCATAGCAGAATAATCTTTATCAAACTTAAAGTAATTATCAAAATAAGATCTCATTTTTCTACCTACGTTTTCTTTTCTTCTAGCCATGTACTCTTCTGTAGTTTCACCCTCTTCTTGTGGTGGTTCTTCTTTTAAAAATGCTTCATAAACATAAGTTATTGCACCAGTTGCGCCGCCAACTAATATCTGACTTTTTGCAAATTCAGGTAGTTTATTTATGATAGGTATTTTATCTATAGTCGCTTTTGTTGTTTTAGTTACAAACTCTGGTCCACCTGCAACTGTTTTAGCGGTGGTTCCTTTTGTAGGTTTTGCAACTTCTAAACCTGCCTCATCATAGGTAGATCCTAATTTTTCTTGTGGATTAAAAAAATCTTTTATAGCAGTTGTTCTATCTGCACTTAATGGTGAAGTAAATCTATCTCCAGGTGTTCCTAAAAAACTTTTTTGAGTCCCTGCTCCACCTATTTGTCTAAATAACTGTCCTGCTGCAAAAGTCCCAACTCCTTGTTTAAATGCATCGCTGATACTGCCTCTTTGATCAAACCTACCTATACCTCTCATAAGCCCTGCAATACCAGGATTAAAAGGTGCAACAAACGGTGCAGCTTTAACTGCAATATCTGCTAACTCATTAGGTACAAGTTTTCTAAATCTCTCTTTTAATTTACTACCAAGGCCATATTTTTTTCTAGGGGTAACACTGGCTATCCCACCTTTATCACGTAATTGTCTTGGCATTTTTGCTCTATTGATCATATATGTTAAATGTTGTTATTTTTAAAAGGCAGGAATTACACCTGAATTTACATTATTACTTGTTTTTAACAAGTAAATCAAGACTATGTTGTAACCTCTCTAGGCTTAGATTGTAGGGCCGAAAGAACTACATGTAGTCTATTAGCTGTAGCTGCAGTCACTTTTAGTATCTCACTTTCTTCTAATACTAAAGGAGCTGATAATAATTCTGTTGTGCCATTGGCAGATATAGATTTTGTCTTAAAAAGACTAAATACATTTGAGCTAGTATCAGTAATAGTTACCGTAATTGTATCTCCACTACCAGAGTCATCCGATACCAATATAGACTTTACAATAGCGGTTGTTGCAGTTGGCACCGTGTATAAAGTTGTTTCTGATGTAGAGGTTAAATCTACCTTTTTATTTACAAATGAATTAGCCAAAGAAAAAAGCCTCCGCCTCTGCTTCGTCTTTTAAATCCTGTTGATAGGTTGTATTTAATTTTTGTACAATACTATCCACATCTCTAACAAATGATTGTTGTATCTGTTGATCGTAGTCTTCTGTTGGTTGTGTTAATGCTTGAACTATTCTAGCCACGTTTCTTAACTCCTTTAATCTTCTTTTTATTTAGTGATGCATAAAATACTTGTTCACCACGTTTTTTACCATATTGTTTTTTCATGGAACTCATTATCTTTTTACCTTTTTTATTTAATGGCATTAATTATTTCCTATTTTTTTATTGGTTTTTCTAGCGTTGTCTATCATTTTAGATAAATTTTTTGAAAAAGCAGTGGCTTCCTCTGCATTATCAAATTCTATGTAATCTCCTTTTTCTATAGCAAAGTCCATAGCCTTATCTCCTAGTTTAACTAATTTACCATCTATTAATCTAATAGTAGGAAATAATATTTCTTTACCTTTGTATTCAGAACTTCCAGTTCTAACAGTTTCCATTGCTTCAGTTGTTGGAGTTGACGGATCTAATGCTCTTTTAATCCATGCCCTATCATATTTTTCCATTATCTTCTTCCGTCTGGTTGGTAATCTATTCTAAATGTCCCCAGTTTCCAAAACTGACTGGTGCTAGTATTCTCTACTTTTAAAGATACCTCTCTAGCTCTAGCACGTGTATCAATTTTAGTTGAACTACTATTAATAGTGAATGGCCCTAAAGATGAACTAGCTTTTGATTGATTAGGAAAATCTTTTAAATTAAGTGTAACTCTTGCATCACCTGTCTGTGATAAAAAGTCTGGTATCACTCTTCTTATTTTCATCATAAACTCACCATCACCAGCTAATCCTTGTTGACCGATATCAAAACTTCCAGACTCTATGTTTGCTGTAATGGCTGTTGTTTGACCTAATTTAACTTGGTTAAGACCTGTTTCATGTTCATAGTATGTTGATGCACCGTCTGTATTACCATGAACATAATTAACATCTGTGTCTGCTGTTTCAGCGTCTTCATCATATTCTGTTGCGTGTGGTTTACCAAATACAGCAGAGTCCTCCCATGCTGTTCTAGCTAGTGTGCCCGTAGTCCACACTGGTCGCTCGGGACTTGAATCTAGATAATTGTATGCAACCATTCTGTTTACAACACCAGAACCTGAGTTTGGATAAAACCATATGACTTCACCAAACAAGTTATTTAATCCTGCATTAATGTGTTGTTTAGGTGTTGTATTAATATCATCAAATACATGATCCTCAACTAAACATGGTAGTGACTCTAGTTTACCTGTGTATCTAAAGAAACCATTTTCTGACATCCAATACGCTGTACCATCAACCTCAACAGCTGCGTTCTGTCCAATTAATCCACAGTTTGTACCAACCTGTTGAAACGAGAATGTAAATGGTGGACCAACAAAACGCATAATGAATAATGCAGTATCAGTCCAAATATAAATTGCATCACGACCTCTGATAGCTCCAACAAGTTTAGATCCGTCTGCAAGTCTTTGTGTACCAGCAGTGTTTGTAGCTGAGGGCGTGTATGTATTAATGTCCTCTTGATCTGAAAACCTTATAAACATAGGATCTTGTGTTGATTTAGTTCCAATGGTTGTTTCTGTTCCAAAGAATATTAAGTGACGGTCTGGAGTAGATACTAAACTAAATGCAGAAGCTGTTGGCGCTCCTGTTATAATAGTTGCTCTGGTGCTATTTGCATCAGTTGGATTTGAATCCCATTCAAAACTTTCACCACCGTTTATGGTTGCAATTAATTTGTTACCTAAATTATCCAATGACCAAAGTCCGGGTGCCGTCACGATGTCTCCTGATGCTGCAGCATTCCATGCAAAAAAGTTTGATGCATCTGTTACTGTTGCTCCAGATGAATGTGTTGCTGCTGTTGTGCCCGATGCCCCTCTAGTTAAACCAGATAATGTCCCACTATTATCATTACCAGTGTAGGTAATTAATTCATTGTTTATTAACACTGTACCTGATGACGGAAATGAAGACGAACTAGCCATTGTTAAACTTGTTACACTAGCGTTTATCGATGATGATAGTGTAGATGTAAATTGACCTGTTTGTTGCCCGCCCCATGATCCAAGACTCCAACCTGTAGATGCAACCTCAACAGCTGGTCCTACAGGGTAGTAATGTTTAACTCTAATACCACCAGACGTAGATGCACCAGATCCAGACTCATTAGATTCCATCTCTATTGTAAGTGTAGTATCTGTTGGTATTGATGTTACCATAAATTTTTTGTCATCGAAATCAGTGGATGTAAATCCAGAATTGGTTATAGATGTAAAACTATCTAATAATATTATATCAAATTTATTTATATTGTGTGCTGAAGAAAAAGTTAAAGTTACAGTCTTTGATCCGTTAGTGGTGCTAAACGCACTTGTTAAAGTTGTAGTAGCTTTAATGGGATGTATGTCATAAAATATACCACCAGAGTATGCGTATAAAATTCTGTTTGTTCCTAAGATGGCATACTTAATACCTGATGTATTTACAAAGTGATGAATAGCTGTTGCTCTACCTGTTATCTGAACAGATCCTAATTGTGACCAACCACCTATTTTTTCAGGTGTACCATATCTAAAACGAACATTGTCACCATCAACCCACTGGCTTTCACCACCTGTCGATGTAACTTGTTTGTTAAATCCCGGTGCAAATTTTACTTTTTGCAACATATTAATTTACCTATGGTTTAGTAGGCCATGTAGCGTTTTCACATTTTTCAACAGTATCTTTACCTGCAGGCAAGTCTCTAAGATTTTGTCTGTATGTCTTCATGTCATCTGACATGGTTACATCAGATAAAGCATAATAATCAGTTTCAGCAAGAAGTCTATTTCTTTTAGCTCTAAGATTAGCTAAAGCTCTAGCAGGGGCTGCATCTGCCCATGCTTTTTCTTCAGCGTCTCTAGCTGCTTCTTCTTCAGCTGTAAACTGTACTCTATTACCGTTTATATTATGATATCTTGGCATAGTTTTCTCCTTATATTTTATGTACCATTTTTAATTTATTCCGTAAAGGCAAATATCTCCAGCGTCTATGGTGCCAGCAGACATTTTAAATTGAACCCTTGTTAATGCAGTTGTAGTGTTAAAATATCCAGCTGAAAAAGTATTTGTTGGACCATCGTCATTAGCAATGCTGGCAGAGGTGCCTAAAAAATGTTTTACAAAAGTTGTATCCGCTGGATTAAATATTCGTAAAATCCCTGAAACAGCTTGGTCATTATCATTACCTACGTGTTGTGATA